TCATTGACTTATGAATTCAAAAAATGGTGTCCCTGAGTCGCCCAAGGTAGGCGAACAGGAAAAAGAAAAGCCGCTAACTTTGGAAAAGGTTAAAGGTTTTCTAAGAAAAGACTTGCATGCATGTATTCTTTTGCTTCAGGCGTGTCATGATGATCAGGACGTGTACGACGCCCTTGCTACGGCTGTTCACGGTAAGTATATGAACCGTTTGCATCAGGAAGAGTTGAAAAAGCAAACTGAACTTGGTCTATAATGCCGGCTTGGGTTGTTCCTGCGGCTATTGCAGCAGGTGGCGCAATCGTAAATATGTTTCAAGGTTGGCGTGCAAAAAAAGCAAACGAAGGTTATGTACGTACACAAAATGAGTATAACTCTCCGCGGTCGCAAATGGCTCGTTATCAGGCTGCCGGGCTTAACCCTGGTCTTGTCTATTCACAAGGGAACCCCGGCAATCAGTCTGTGGCGTTGTCTCAGCCCGAATCATTACAGAATTCAGGGAGTGTTGCTACAGAGTCCTATAATCGTTCGCGGTTGGCAGATACACAGCAGGCCGTTGGTGCTGCGAAGGTGGAACAATCTCGTGCGATGACTGTTGTTAATCGTCTTCAAGCCGATGTTTTAGAGCGTAATCCGTTATTGAATGATGGTGCCTTTGAAGCTGTGATCAATTCTCTTAAGGCTGTTGCTCGGGAGAAAGCGGTTAATGCTACTACTCGGGAGATGGAATTGGAGTTCAACCAAATGCAGCGTGTTGGTGGTCGTTACCATGGTCAGTCTATGCTTGATGAGCGTATGTTTCGGGAGTTGGAATTATTGGATCAACGTTTCAATCTCGGACAATCTGATCAAGCTATTAAGGCGCAGGTGCTCAACTCGAAAGAGTTTGAGAATGCTATGTTGGAAGTGCAGAAAAGGTTTATTACTGATGGCGATTTAGGTCCTGCACAAATTTTGGAATTTATTAAATTACTCTTAACGCGGGTGAAAGCTCGTTAAAACTATGGCTTATGGAAGAAAAAGAAGCTCCTCTCGGATGTACCGTCGCACTGGTCGCCGTCCTATGTCTCGTCGTGGTGGCCGCCGTCGTGGCGGTCGTGGTCGTGGTAAGCGGATGAGAACCTATACTATGGCGCGTGGTGGAATACGTCTATAATGCGCAGGTGCCGGCGACTCCGTTTATTAAGTTTCGTCGGGCGTTCATTCGTGCTGTCAAGTGGCATGGTGAAAAATGGAAGTGCATGCCTAAAAAAACTCGGCGTGCAATAATTAACTATTGGTATTGAATGGAATGTCTTCGACCGAAATATATCGCTAAGCACGAAATTATGGTTCCGTGCGGTAAGTGTGGTTTTTGTGCGGCTACGCGTCGTGCAGATTGGTCTATTCGTTTGGCGTATGAACGGCGGTTACACTACTCGTCTAAGTTCGTTACGTTGACGTATGCCGATCCACATTTGAAGTGGTATAACGGTCAGCCCCAATTGCACCGTGAACATGTCCAACTATTCCTTAAGCGCGTGCGCAAAGCAGGATATAAGTTGCGCTACTACGGTGTTGGTGAGTATGGATCGAAGACGTTTCGCCCTCATTATCATTTGTTGTTATTCGGTGATGTTCCTGAAGAAGTAATAAGGCGGCAATGGTTTTACGGTCAGGTTCATATAGGTACTGTAACAGAGCAGAGCGTTCAATACTGTCTCTCTTATATGATAAATAAGAACGATTGGAGGCATTCAAAAGGTAGGGTTCGTACTTTCAATATGATGTCAAAAGGCATCGGTGCGAATTATCTGACAAAAGCGATGGTTAAATGGCATAAAAGCGGTCGCAAAAACCATTGCTTGATTGACGGCGTTCGCCGTCATCTTCCCCGTTATTATAAGGAAAAAATTTTCTCGAAGGTTGATTTGGTGCGTATTGCGGTTCGCGATCAAAAGCAAGTTTTTAAAAACTTAGTTGCTTGGATTCGTCACCCTTTGCGTGCTAAGATGCGCGATCCTCTTGCCTACTATGAGGCGTGTCGACGGCAAGCCGAACAGAGAATTCGTTTTAAAGCAAAAGCTAATTTAACTATTTAATGAGTTACAAAGGTTTTGATAAAGTGATGCTTAAAAGTCCTAAGCGATCGACTTTCGATTTATCGCACGATAAGCGATTAACCGCCCAAATGGGTTATTTGTATCCGGTGTTGTGCCAGGAATGCGTTCCTTCCGATCATTTTGAAGGTTCTACGGAAATGCTTGTGCGTTTGGCGCCGTTGCTGGCGCCGGTGTATGATCAAATTCAGGTGTATGTGCATTTTTTCTTCGTTCCCCATCGGTTGTTATGGGATGAGTGGGAGCGTTTTATTACTGGCGGTGAGAACGGTCCTAATCATCAAGAACCGTTGGAAGTGGAGCCGGTGGTTCCTCAGATTAATGTCTTTGAGATTTTGGCGTTTGACCCTACGTATTTTCAGAAATCAGGTCTTGCGGATTACCTAGGCGTTCCGTTGTTGGATGACCTGCCGAATGCGCCCGATCCGGTAGATTGGACGAATGTGTTTTTGGATACTATGCCCTTCGTTGCGTATACTCGTATTTGGACAGATTACTATCGGGATCGGAATTTCAATCCGGATATCGACGTTATTTATCCGGTCGAGTCTGGAACAGTTCCGACATTGGATGTGCCGACGTTTGTTGCCAATTATATGTTACTGCGTTCGCGGGCTTATCGTCATGATTATTTTCGTTCTGCCCTGCCCTGGGCCCAGCGGGGGGATCAGGTGATGATCCCGTCAACAGTTAATTATTTGGATGTGTCACGGTATATCCGTGATGATACCGATGCGCCGGTTGCCGTTGGTGCAGCGTTGAGTATTCGGACCACGGTGGCAGGTGATATGTCGTTCGCTAGTTCGAACGTCGGCGCACGTGTGGAGAATATTGATACGATCGGGCCGTTGGTGAATGATTTTCGTAGCGCTGTTGCGTTGCAAGTTTGGCTTGAGCGTAACGCGATTGCTGGCTCTCGTTATACTGAATCTATTCAAGCTCACTTTGATGTGCGTCCTCAGGATTCTCGATTGCAGCGTGCAGAATATATCGGCGGTGGAATGGTGCCTGTTAAAATTTCGGAACAGGTTTCTACGGCGTGGGCTAATGATGGGACTTCAGATGTACCGCAGGGTAATCTTGCAGGTCATGGTGTGGCGTTCGGTAACACAAATCAGTTCAAATGGTTTTGTGCGGAGCATGGTTATATTTTTGGAATCATGTCGATTATTAATCCGCCTTCTTATCATCAGGGTTTACCGCGTATGTTCCGGCGTCGTTCGTTCCTTGACTATCCTTGGCCGACGTTTGCTAAGCTCGGAGAGCAGGAAGTCTATGACTTTGAAATTTATGCTGCCTCTCCCAATTGGGAAGGCGATGATCCGGCAGAGTGGCCGGTGTTCGGGTATCAATCCCGTTATGCGGATTGGAAGTCTGCGCTTAATAGGAATCACGGTGATTTCCATGACACGTTATTGTTTTGGACGTTGACGAGTGATTACGGTATTACTCCGGTGTTGTCTTCGCCTTTCGTTGAATTCGATCCTAATATTGAGGACCGAATTTTTGCTGTGCCTTCAGTCGATAATTTCTGGATTTATCTCCATAACAGAGTGTTCGCTAGGCGTCCTTTACCTTATTTTGGTACTCCAAACAATTTAGGCTTTGAGTAATATACGTTTGTATCCTTCTGTGCCCAGGGTGCGGAAGACTTTCGAAGGCGTTAAGCGCGTGACAGTGCCTAATCAGGCTATGTCGTTAAAAGAAATGCTACGCCGGTTTATTCGTCGCGAACCGTTGCCTGTTGAAAAACAGGGTGTTTACATTGAATCCGATTACGATCTTGAGAAGCTGGTTAAAGAGGATCGGACAGAACAGGATGCTATCATTGAGGACATGAAGCAAGATGTATCTCGTAAGAAAAAGCGAGTGGAAGAAGCTCAGGAGAAGGCTCTTGCTGTTCAGAAAGCCAAAGATGATGCTGCAGAGGCAGATATGCGTGCCCGTATAGAGAAACAGCAGGACCCTAAAAGTTCTTCTCCCAAACAGCCGTAGTTTGGAGGGAGGCGTTGGTACGGCATGTGCGAGACGGAGCTGCAGCCGACCGGATGTATTTGGTGCCTACAGGGATAGGCTTAATTTCATTTGGCTATGAAGCCAAGTATACGGGGGGTTTAAGGGGTGGACGTTCCACCCCTTTTTTATTTCTAGCCCGGGACGGGCGAAAAGAGAATAAATGGCTGGGACAGCCAAAAAAAAATAATAACTGATGGGAACCATCAGATTAAATGGCCAAACCCTGACCTATGTCACAGTCGTAGCCGCGAAGCGAGGACCTAAGGAATGAAGCGTAGCGAAATGACGCCGGCCGCAGCGTGCGGTGCGAGACTGTGACCAATGTCAGGTCCCCGGTTTGGCCGGTGAGCGCAGCGAACAATATATTTTTAAAAATGATGTTACAACTCATAAGTTGTATACGATCTATTTACACCCCCCGGTTTACTGGGGGGCTTGGGGGGCAAGCAAAGTAATCTACTTGATTTACTTTGCTAGTTGACACCGTTTTGTTTATCATTGACTTATGAATTCAAAAAATGGTGTCCCTGAGTCGCCCAAGGTAGGCGAACAGGAAAAAGAAAAGCCGCTAACTTTGGAAAAGGTTAAAGGTTTTCTAAGAAAAGACTTGCATGCA